ACAATATTTGCAAAAACTTTAGCACCCACAGAGAGTGTATCAGTTGGAGAACTGTTAGAAACACCGGCGGGGTGTGCCCCAGTCGTGCGAAACGAAAACATCTGGACGTTCGCCGCCATGATGATGGGGGGTTCGGCACTTGCATCGATCTGAAGCAATTCGTTCGTACTCACAAGACCTCCATCACCCAAATTGAGTTGCTCTATGTACACGTTACCCGTCGCATGCATAACATTGGATCCTGTATCATCAAAAAACACGTTAGAACCTATGCAGAGTGTGTGTGTAGGTGTGATGTTGGCGACACCCACGTTACTTTCCGTATATAATTTACCATACACATGAACATTCACCGTATTAGAATCCAGTGGAATTTGTTGCGCTGTTTCGATACCACCGATATCATAGCCACTTCCAAATGTTTTGGAAAATATAAACTCCGTATTTGCTGTCGAATATCCTATAACTAAATTGGATTCAATCCCTGGGTTATCGGTCATGATGAGACCATTATCGTACGCACCACCCGGGACACCATCTGCCATCTGAATGATAGCGTTGGATACAACGAGGTTATTACTGTTTTTATATGTGAGATCATCAGTAATACTGACGTTACCAGATACAATAACGTCACCAACTATATTCAAGTTACCATTGTCTATGACGACGTTTCCATTTTGGAACTGAGCAATGTCAGTTCCTACACTAACTTGAGGTCCCACTGTAAGTTTTGTACCTACTGTGAGATTTGTNGAGTATGTATTTCCCGTGATTTTCAGAACATTCGAAGCAGCACTATCGACAAAAAATTTGTTATTTTCAGTTCTAAGAATGTTTGAAGTGGTTACATTTGTTGATAATGTATTACCAGTAACTTTAAACAAATCTGGTGCTTGTCTGTTTATAACAACATCGTTTATACCAACTTGAAAGTCATTAACGGGATTTACAACCCCAATACCAACCTGTGTTGCAGTCATACGGAATATATTCGTAAAAGCTGTCAGTTCCATATCACCTGTAGCGGTCAGAGACCCTGACATATTCAGATTGGATACTGTGATTTCATCTGCTGTAATCTCACCAGCATCGATACTCGCGACACCTGAAATAATATCTTCTTCTCTGGGTGCAGCATCTAAACTACTGACATAAATTTGGCCAGCTGTGACGAGAATGCCATCCGCTTGTGTCGCCATATACTTTAATTACCGAATAAAATTCCAGCTAAACCATCCTTGATCCTGAGTACATTATAATTGACTGCATATACGTACATGTACTGTTTATTCACTGCTTCAACACCTCGAATAACAAGTTTGGCATTATCGAGGCGACTAAAGTTGCATGATCCAGATGGGTTATAGTCTGACGCGTTCATACAGAAATGATAAGCATAGTATCGAGTATATGTAGGTGAGTGTGTAGGTGCGTTAAAATAGGTTCGACCATATGTAGATTTGTAATAATTCTGGGCTGTATGAAAATACACTGGACTCATATTTTCAAGTAAAGNAGTACCATTGATGTATAAATCTGTACTCACAAAAGTAAATCGATCCACAGCTGGATTAACCTGTNTCGTACCAAAACCAAAGAAAAGTGACTTGACTGGGTGATTAAAGGACGAAATATCTAGGGTGTTATACCCACCAGATTCCGTCGTATTATCGCTAACGGAATTAAGGGGAAATTCGACCCGTTGAGTTTGGGTGATGACAAAATCCATAGAACGTTTCACGAGTGCTTCTCGCTCTTCTTTATCAAGGAATATGTAGTTTCCGTACATGTTAGCTTTCTTTTCGGATTCTGGGATATTTGTGAGATTGGTTTCATCGAAATTGATTCGTATTTCAACTTGATGATTTTGAAGTGCCACGAGGGGTAGGAAAGCTTTGTGATCACAGAAGAAAAAATGAAGAGGAACGAATTGTTTGTTTGAGAGAGACGCCTTGTTGTTCAATTCTTGGGACTTATTGTATGTATCAGCTAGATAGTTTGGCCAAATTTCACTGTAATAATCGAAGTGTTGAGAATCCACTTTTTGACCCCCTATAAAGAGATCGATAGTGGAATTGTAAAACAAATTTGATGCAATATTATCGGTACTGTTACTATCCGATTCAAACCAAAGACCGTTAATCACATCACCCAAAACTGGAATTGTTATAGACGTATCTTTATCGCTTATCGTTTTGATGTATTTGGGAGCTTGAGAAAAATTGGTGTGTCGCATGAATTTCGTACGAAAAAACGAATGTCCTTCATCACTTGTGAGATATACATCCTGAACACCCTTCGAGACGAGTTGTATTAATGCACCAGACATTTAATAGATATTTAGATTATAAAAAAAGACACTTTCCCTGAGGGAAGTCATTCTTCTTTTCTTCCACAACTTTCCCATGAATTTTAAAACCACCTTGTCTATATACTTTCATTCTTTTGTAATACATCGCTGTGAATACAGACCACGGATCATTTACATCATAAATATGTGGATCGTTCTTCTTTCCTTTTGTTTCTCTCATAATCCTCCCAATACTTTGGGTAATGTCCGATTTGGGTGAAGCTAGGATGACTGTATCGAGTGTGGGAATATCCAGACCTTCATGGGCTTGACTGAACGTCGCGAATATGATCTTTTTTTTGGAAGATTCTTGAAGTTGTGCTTCCTTCATACCACCCATGTAAAGTCCTGAAGTTTTGGGAAAACATTGATGAAGAAGTTCGCAATGGTGGCGACGATCACTGAGTACGAGAAGCTGTCTCGTACCAGATGAAGCCTTTTTGACCAGTTCTACCAACATCTTGTTTCTAGTTCGATCTTCGACTAACTCTGTGATCATGTTTGGCATCGAAATTTTCCCATTTCTCATAGAAGGTGGTGGGTTCCTATAGTTTGGTGAATTGTATGTCACTGTAAAAACTTCAACTTGCTCCTGATTTTTTCTTTCTACTGCAAAGAATGTTGGGCCCATAAACCAGTGAAGTACTTTGGTGAGACCATCTTTCCTTTCAGGAGTTGCTGAAAGTCCGAAGATGTGCCTGGGGCACATTTTGAAGAGGGATTGACTGAACACTTTAGCACATATGTGATGCGCTTCATCTACAATGAGTGTCCCCACACTATCAAAATCTGTGAAAGAATATTCCTTAAGGGAAAGGGACTGAAGCATAGCGATTACAAAATCACAATCAACCTCCTTTTTGTCTTGTTGAACAACCCCGATCGTTGCACCTGGGCAGAATTGCTGAATGCGCTCTCGCCACTGGTCTGCCAGGAATTGTTTATGCACGACAATCATCGTGCGATACCCTAGCTTACAAGCTATGGCCAAGGATACCGTCGTCTTGCCGTAGCCACATGGTAGAGAAAGGACGCCATGACCTGCCTGAATTGCTGCTGCGAGTGCTTCATTTTGGTGAGTGGCGTCTCTGAGCTGTCCAGCAAACTTTGCCTTGATTCGGGTGGCCTCTGGTCTCCGGTCTTCTTTGGGATCTCCAAGTTTAGCAGTTCCATAGAATCTTGGAACGCACACTCCATTCTTAGTTGGTCTGAAAACTTTGAAAGGCGGTGGAGGAAATCCAAAGTCGCCATTGACAATAGGTCTTACCGTAAGTTCTTTTTTAATTTCCTGGATTGGCCCCTCACTCACTAGGTATCCAGTTCGAGTGAGCATACTTATTTAAAGAGGAAAAACTTTAAATGAGTACAAAGATGCCTACCGTCGTCGTTGAAGAGAACATTAAGAAGCTGCGTATGAACATCGAGCAGATGACCCAGGAGATATTCCGTCTCCAGGGTGTGCTCCAGACCTTCGAGGGGTTTAAGAAGGGTGGTCTGACCGAGATCAACCTCCCCAATGACCCCACTCAGAACGTCGAAGAGCTCGAGAGTATCCAAGAGAAGCCTGAGTAATTTCCAATATTCCAAACACCCTTGAAATCCACTGTAACTTCCACTTCATCCCCCTTTATAAGAGACTGTACCGGGCGTCCCCGGACCTCACACATCACTCTCCTATAACGGAATGGAACTTTGACGGTGAGGACGTCACCCTCCAATGGATTATCTACATTTTGATTGTGGAGGAGCTGCATCCTCGATGTGTGCATTCGTTCTATAATTTCCGAAACCTTTGTGGGGATTATAAAACGGATATACTTTTTAGAGTTAAAATCGTACATGGGTTCATAAACTTTAGCTACGAACTTCATTGATTTATATTACGATATACTAGAATTAAAACTATAAGTAGCACCACGGCCACTAATAAAGCTTGTGAAAGAAGAATGGGTTGAAGAGGCTCTCTCGTACCAAATTGTTGATGACTGAGGGCTCTGGACACTTCTATCGCTGCTTCAATACTCGAATAGGGTGTATTCCGAGGGGACATCATACCACACATTGCCACCTTTGAGCATTTACCAAAGAAAGGAAGTTGTCCATGGAGACTAAGAACACCCGAAGATTGTGAAAAGTCCCATGTGTTGTTATTCCACTCGGCACCCCAACCAATACGCATTTCCCTAGGCTCGGAAAGTTCGAGTTGTTTGAGCACTTCAGTTTTTATTGTGTCGGGGTCTGATCCAAGTATTTCTTCGGTGAGATGACAAATTACACATGAAACAGTTTTCCCATCTGAAAGAACTTTGGGTTGGAGATTCCATTTGGTAGTTGCGGCAATTTCGAGGTCCGATTTTAGTTCAACGCGATCATCATAGTCCAGTAAGACATTGATAGCTCCATATGTACTTCCCCTCACTTTCTTGTCCCCATCCTCACCCCAGTTATCCCCTAACAGTTTGAGAGCTGGACTATTGTCTAGACACAAAAACATCATTCCATTTTCTATAATTTTTCCATCTGAAAATTTAGCTATATACGTATCATCCCCGTATGCAACGCTTTGGAGTTCTGTATTGAAAACAAAATTCCCACCAGCTTCCATGACTGCATTTTCCATCGCATCACACATGATCTTCCCGGAAACTCGCTGTGTGTAAGGTTTTGAGAGACCAACATGATCTAAATTTTTTACAAATTCGTAAGCTGTCATGACGTCCCAAGTTACACCATCCATTATGAGAGGTAAATGTTCAACAACTTTTTGACCATCTTCAGTCAGAGTTCCTATACTTTCTTTGAGAGATATCGATTTGTGTTTTTCTGGTTGAGCCAAAACCCGGACAAAGAGGGAAACCAAAGCCCCATAATCTTTCAATGTGAGGGAACGTAAAACAAACCCTATATGCTCCCCATTCCCGGTACTCTGAAACATNGTGTCCCAAGAAANNCCCATTTCACTAAAAAGGGACCGTGTATTGACAAATGCGCGATCAAATACAATTCGGTGTGCGTGAAGGTCTCTCACTTCATCATCGGGTTCCCACCACGATCCACCTGCCGACATTTTCCGATCGTAAAGTGTTACATCATGATCACCTGTCCTGAGTAATTCCCATGCGAGAGACATCCCTGTGGGGCCGGCTCCAACAATATGAATCTTCATTCTACTTTTAGGGGATATATAATTTTTCATGCATCGTCGTATAAAATGCCACAAGTATCATAGTGACCCACATTTGTATAGTCATAAACATACGACCCTTAAATAAGAGAAATAGGGTGAGAAGTATATGCATTGGAATTGGTTTTTCAGTTCCATACTTCATGTGAAACCCAGTAGTCGCAGCGATGGTTAGAATGAGAGCACTCATGAAAGAAGATTGAGAAGGTTGGAGTAAAAACCACGAAATGAAAAGAAGGGCAACATACGAAATAAAGATGGAACGTCTTCCGAGTTCCTCTTTACTATCGACTATAGCCATTTTTTCACCTTTCAGTAATTTGGATTCCCAATGAGGACCTAAAATAAGATATGAACAGTACAAAAGTAAGAATGCCCACCACATCTATTATATGAAGCCAGTTTTTTTTCGCTCCTCAGGAGTTTTGAACGCATACATGATACTCAAAAGATTAATGTGGAGAAGAGGGCGTACTCAAAGTCGCGGGTGGCACTAAAGGCGATGAGCATGAGGGATGTAAAGCGGAATGCTTTATTTTCAAAAAGTGTCATGAGACGATCAGGTACCTTGAATGCATTTCCCGAGAAAAGACCCTGATACAAAATAATAAGGGAGAATATCATTGGTTGGGTACGTATGAAGACTTCAGCTGGACCTGTGACGGGACTGAAAAGATTGGCAACTTTTACCATTTTAATAACTTAAGAAAATAAAAAACTTTACAGAAAGTAGAATGTTATGTGTTGCTCAACATGTACCAGTTAGAGTTCCTAACCGAAAGCTGAAAACATGGAAGTTTGCTGCTAAGTTTCTATGGAAAAATGCCACTGTACAAAACAAGGCGGAACTCGGTCGTTGGACGAAGGAGGAACTCCTCGAACTTGGACCAACCTTTGTAAAATTAGGTCAAATCGCTTCGACGAGGGGTGATCTCTATCCTCCCGAATTTACAAAAGAATTGGAATCACTCCAAGATAACGTCCCTCCCGTGGAATTCGATACCATTGTAAATTACGACATTTTCAAAGAATTTGAGCCTGTACCATTTAAATCTGCGAGTATCGGTCAAGTCCATATGGCTGTGCTCCAAAACGGTCAAAAAGTTGTTGTAAAATTGAAGCGTCCAGGAATCCTCGATATCATGAAAGAGGATACTGATACCATACGTAACATCGTGCATTTCCTCGAGCGCGTAGGTATTGACACAGGGAATAGTTCTGGATATGTTCTTGATGAATCTATCGAGTACCTCTTGGGTGAAGCCGACTATCAACAGGAGATTGATAATGCCATCGAGTTTAGGAAAAGTATGAGGGATGTGGAATGGGTCAAGGTTCCCAGAGTGTATAAGAAATATTCCAATGATGAGATGATCGTCATGGAATACGTCCCATCTACAAAACTCACAGAGATTACGGATCGGAAAGTAAATAAGAAGAAGATCTGTGAGGCTCTCATCAATTCCTATGTCATCCAAACAATGGATAACGGCCTCTTCCACGCCGATCCACACCCAGGGAATTTNGGATTTTCATCTAGGGGTAAGCTTGTATTTTATGATTTTGGATTGCTTGTACGTTTGTCTGAAGAATTGAGNGATGGGTTTAAGAAGTTATTTGGNTATATCATCACGAGGGATACCGCGGGGATTGTCGCTGTCCTCATTGAATTGGGTGTCATCGTTCCTACAACATCTGATGTATCTGATATTGAACTCTTCTTTGAGACTATTTTGGGTTACCTAGAGACCCTTGATGGTTCGGGTATCATGAATGATGACCTCGCTGTCCAACTCGCTGCTGAGAAACCCTTTGTTGTACCAACAAGTTTTGTCTATTTAGCAAAATCCTTCTCCATCATAGAAGGTATCTGTCTCCAACTTGATCCAGAGTTTAACTATTTCACATACCTCGAACCTATGATCCAACAACAGTTCATAGAATCTTTTGATGTGAATGATGTATTCAAGAGAACTTCGGAAATCCCTGCAAAGATTGGAAAGATAAGTTCAGCGGTCATGGGTCTGGAGAAATCTAGATCNGCNATGAAGCGNTCGATGATCAAGACACAAAGGGAGATTANGGTCGTCCAGTACAGCGTGGTTTGCGCTCTACTGGCAGAGAGATTTGGGGATACACCCCTGGCGATGGTTTTTGTCTTAAGTACGTTATGGTTTACTTTTCGTAAAAGTCGATAGACTTTTTAGCAACCTTCTTCTCGGGCTTCACCTTTTCAAAGAGTTTCTTATGTTCCTCGAAAACTTCCTTTACACGATTGGTCTCATCCTTGGCAATATCAGAGAGTTTATCCTTGATTCTGTCAACGTCACCCTGGCGCTGTTTCTGAACTTTCTTACCGAGCTTCTTGAAACTCTTGTTTTTATTGTTAGCGGCGAATACTGTAGCAGTGTTTGTAATGGCGAACATTTACTTTGTAATGANATTTAAATTTTTAAGTTTCTTCAGTCTCGCGACACNTCTGGGCTGACGTTCCTCTTCCATTTTCGCTGCTGCTGTATCTTTATAGTCAAGTGCTGGTGGTTCTTTCTTTTTGGGGTATTCAATCACCTGAACATACCCCAATTTACGGGCAAGCACGGGACGTCGGGACACTTCGAATTGACACAGGGTCGGGTTTGGGTGGATAGCGCACATATTGTTCATCTTGTAAGGTACTCATTCTGGGGATTTTATTTTTAAACGTTTCAACTTTTCCTTAAATTCTCTAAGCTCTCCAGGGGACTCAATTTGTTTCCCACCAGCGATAGCCTCAATCTCAGGACCCGTGAGCTGCATCGCATTTACCCTAAAGTCCATGAACGCCTCCATTGTAATGGGTACGAGGGGCTTCACCAGGTCGAAGATGGCTGTGGCATAGTCTCGAATCTCTTTCTGGGCGTGTTCATCCATACGAAGGTGAAGGTAGTGGAGGAGGTTGTGTAGGTTGATTTTCCAATAGAATTCAGTATAGGTGGATTGTGGGAGTGTTCCACGTGCCTGCTCTCGACAGCATCCATTCTCTAGAAGTTCTTCATAGACATCAAACGAATGACTCAGCTGTTGAGACACCTTGTCATCTAGGTTCCCCCCAAGTTCCACAACACCCTCAGACCCCTGGTGATTCACTTGTGACTGGCCACGGTATGTTTCTGGTTCATAATACTCCTTGGGAACCACCGAGTACCGAGCAGACAATTCATTCACACTGGCGGTGCGGTGCCGAAGGTGTTGTCGGGCAATGTAGATGGGCATTTTGATGTGAAATTTGAAGTCGACCATTTCAAAAGGGGTT